GTATGGAGATTTAATAAGCCAATGGCTTTTTAGTAGCAGGTTAGAAGCATATTTAGTCGAGCAAGCTTGCTTAAACGATATTTTATTGAAAAAAGATCCGCCTCTAAGATTAAAAGACAAGAAATGGCCGGGGTATAGTGAAATCGTTTTATGTGATGAAGATTTTATTGTAAAAATGTCTGAATTTTATATCGAAAAACTTAACAGTACTGGTCCTTACAGATTTATACTGGATTTTTTAAATCCCTGCGAACAAGAAAAACAAATATGTATATGCAGATTAGAAGATGAGGGAGAATCACTATTCTCCCCCTCTTGAATTGATATCAGCTATCTTTATCTTCACTAATAGTAGAAGAAAGTAAATACTTAATTTTACGGGTCACTGTCATCAGACCTTCTACCACGTTTAGCACCCCGAATTCATCTTCCGAGTCTGCCTTTTTGTGGAGAGAGTCCAAAGACTCGCACAGATCTTCAACAACTTTGTACAACTCTTCCACCATGTCTTCATTAGTAGACCACTCAATCTCCGGAACTTCATGAAAAACTTTGGCGGGAATTTCGACGTCACTGCCGCGAGCCTGTTCAGCAAGCTCGTCAACATGCTCTTCTGCTAGCTCGTAGATTTTAGCAAAAAGTAGATGCATGCTGTAAAACTGATTTCCTTTGCCGGAAATATTCCAGTGACATAAACGTGAGGCATTAGCCACACTGCAAAGTTTTGTCAGAGAGTCGATAAATTGTTCTTTCATGGTGGGAGGGGCGAGAAATCAGGGGCTGGATTCCCCATTATACACCTTTGTAAGGTCGATGTTCAATTGTTGTCTGGCTGATTTACCCGGCTCGGTGTTGGGGATCGTGCCAATCTCGTTTCTCCAAAGGCCCGCATCGATTTTAAGCCTAAACCAATCAGGGTAATCGCTTCCTGCCTTAATGCCCTCCGCTGTGCATTTCCAAAAGTTATTCAAAGTGCCCGCCGTCACTTTAGAATTATCAATAGTGCCGTCCGGCCTTACTGCGGTTGACGGAATAAACACGTATTCAGCGTCTCCAGAACCCACAGGCCCAATGCACTCCCAGTGCAATCTGTCACCAATAAGTCTGCCGCATCTCGAGTCTTCGACAACATACTTTTGAACCTGACCGACACCCACTGTCCGCCTCCAGACCGCTAAGCCCGTTTGCCGATTATCAGCAGTAACGAGACATTTACGTACTGGCAAGAAGTCCTCCACCTTAATAGGGTCGAAGGCTGCACAAGGCTGCGAATAGAATCTCGAATCCGCAATCAACACTTTGATGGTGTAGGTCTGCTCGTAGATGAACTGCGAGCCTTCTTTCGTGACTTGCACGAATTTCTCCGGCCCGAGTTCGAAACCGGTTTGGAATTCGAGTCCCGGTATTTCTGGGACCCAACCCGTAACCGCATCGGCCAATAGGTCGAGAATAGGAAGGCAGAAAGAATGTCCTTCACGCTGTGCTTGCTTTTGTACAAGAGTCAACGTATAGTTCATCTTCCTCATACGGACTGTCGGTATATACGCCCCTTCGTGGGGGTTTTCGGTGTCCGCACCTGTGAACGACACAATTATCATTGCCTGTTCTGCCACGCGGCCAGACTCATCGAGGCTTTCGGCGAGCCGGAGGACCACGGCGCTTTGCCCCAAAGTCTCGTGAACTTTTCTGTGAAGTTCGTTTTCTATTTCGAGAAGCATGGCCTATAATAATGTCGCTAAGAGCTTTCAACACTTTTTTATGGCAGACTCAAAAATTGTATGGCAGAATACACTGGACGGCAAATTCCAGTGCCAGGTCGAGGAGTACATGGAGACCTGGGGCTATCTCACAATGAGATTAATTGGGACGGGTGAGACGGTCTACACCAAAGCCGTGCCCATCTCGCGTTACTTCAAGGCGCAGGATGTGCTATGGTGGGGGAGGTATTGTATCGCTGCTGCGAGGAAGCTGCCATGAATCAGAATTCGCCGCCGGAAACATAATCAAGCAGTTCCCAGAACCCGGTCGTGTAGTCGTAGGCCAAGATGTCATCGGCTTGAGGCGACCGGGTAAAATTCACATCCGCCAAATCTTTTAACTTACGGGTAGCTTCAAGGTTGATAATGTATTGGCGAAGTTCGCTTGCCGATTGTTTGTAAGGTGTCGAGTCGGGGAACACACCAAACCCCGATTGGTTGAGACCATACAACGAACTGCTATTCCATGAACAGTCACTTGTGCCTTGATTGGGCAGGATAGTCAGCATACCCGCCCCACCCGGCATAGCCGGATTCAAAGGGTCATAGCCATAACTTTGGTTTTGCGACATCCTTTAATATCCTACTAACTTACTAAGCTTTCAACTTAGAAATTATCCGATTCCTGTAAACCGCCGTCGTACGTGGTAATATTACCATCGCTGTCTTCGACCACTAAAATATCACCTTCTTGTGGATTCACGGCTTCCTGCGTGTCGGCGAACGATGCCAGGTCGCGGGTTGTTTCCAATTCATCAAACAGTTTGTTAACTTCTAGTGTACTATCGCCGATTATAGTGACATCGTTACGGCTTAAGTTGCCGCTAGGGCCTCTGTCCGTAACACTATTAATAACTTCGGCGTTCTTTCTCCGATATATGTTCCAGCGATTGTTCGTGCCCCAGCGCATTTCCCACCTAGCCAGAGATACATCGGTAAGAGACCGATCTCTTTGCGTGTTCGACATAACCATTGCACATTGACTGTTCCAATACCTGTACGCTTCTTGCCATTTAATACCTGTAGACGGACTTGCTTTACTCGCCCAGATGTCAAGCTGCTTGAGTGCTGCCTCTGCCGCATCGACAACAGCTTGCCTAGGACGCAGCGTATCCAGATACCAGCGGGCAATAATAGCTTGCGTACGCCGAAACGACCCGGCAATCAACAACTTGCCTGCAGGCGGGGCAGTTTCTCTAAAACTCTGTATCAGCAGAGCTGCATCATTCAACGCGAGTTGGATTTTTTCGTAGTTAATAGTGTTCGCGGTGGGATCTTCGAGCCGCGACAACTCAAGGGCTTCGTTGTAACCAAAAATGTCTATAAAATAGTCGACTGAAGCTGGGCTGCACTGATCAGCTACACCGTGTGAATCTGGGGGTGGAGTGTACGGTGCCATTCAGTTCGCAAAACACTATTTATACAGAGCTTTCAACGAAAAATGTGTTAGAATCCAGGCCGGTGAAGGCCTTTTTGGTATGGAAGACACGAATTTTGTCGTTTACATGTATGTTAGGGAGGACGGTACTCCCTACTATATTGGGAAGGGTCGGCCGGAACGACCCTATAGAAATGGAGGGAGACCCTGTGGAACTCCTCCCAAAGAAAGAATTACAATATACAAACAGAATATCGATGAGAGAACTGCCTTTGAGTTGGAGGAGAAGCTTATACTTAAATACGGGAGGAAAGACCTGGGAACCGGAATACTATTAAACAGATCTAATGGGGGAGAGGGCTCTTCCGGAACTATAGTTTCAAATGAAACTAGAAGAAAAATGTCTGAATCTCACAGGGGTTCTAAGAGCTATAATTATACCCCCAAAGACTGGTATCATCCCAAGGTAGGCGAGGTTTTTCAAAAGTCTTCGGGGGAATTGAGCGAAATGTTCCCGGAAATGTTTTTAAATATTAGATGTTTAGACTCAGTTTATAGGGGAGAAAAAACTAACCATAAGGGGTGGAAAAAATTGGAGAATAAAAATAAACAGCACAGGAGAAAAAATCACATTTCGAGGAACTGGTGGCACATAGACCATGGGGAGATTTATAATCTCTCTGTCACAGAATTGGTCAATAAATTTTCTGATCAAAATCTTAGCGTAAGCGCTTTATCCGGCGTGTCTAATAAAAAGAATTTATCCCATAAAGGTTGGAAACTATTAGAATCTAAAGGTAAAAAGCGCAAAAGCTACAAACCCGTGGACTGGTACCATCCGGAGCACGGAATTTTTCTCCAGAAAAATACCAGAGAGCTTATAAGTATTTTCCCTGACCAAAATTTGAATGGGTCTTCTCTAAACAAACTAAGCTTAGGGGAAATTTCCCAGCACAAAGGGTGGAGTATTTATAACAAAGAGGGTGGCAACCCTAAGTTTGTATCTAAGTATCCTAAATACAAGCCAATAGACTGGTTTCACAGCATTTGTGGCGAAGTCCGGGGAAAATCTATATCAGA